AGGTGGCGTTCGTCACCCCCGATCCCGAGGGTGGCATCGTCGTCCCGACCGGGCGCTACGCGGTGTCCGCCGAGCCGACCCAGCATCTGTTCGTCCGGGTCCGCTTCGATTTCGCGGACGCGGCCACCGCCACGGTGCGCGAGCAGGCGCTGTTCGTCGGCACCGTCACCGACCCGGCGCTGCCGCCCGGCCAGCGCTACTTCAGCGCGGCCGAGGTGGAGGAGCCCGGAATCCTGCTGCTGCTCCAGCACTCCGTTCCCATCGTCCGCCAGCCTTCCACCCGCGAGACGTTCGAATTCGTCGTGACGTTCTGAGGAACCCGCCATCATGACCCTGGACCGTTACTACAACCTGTTCGACGCGACCAAGCGTCACGAGGAAATCCTGTTCCTGGCCGGCGACGGCCTGCAGGCCCGCGAGCTGAACGAACTGCAATCGATCCTGGGGAACCGCATCGCCGGCCTGGGCGGCGCCATTTACAAGGAAGGCGACCCGGTGAGGGGCGCCGGCATCATGGTCGATCCCGACACCGGCGCCGTGACGCTGGAGACGGGCGAGGTCTTCCTGCGCGGTGCCATCCGCCCGGTGCCGGCCGGTGCCTTCGCCATCCCGGTCGAGGGGCGCGTCGCCATCGGCGTCCGCTACACGGAAAACGTCGTCACCGCCCTGGAGGATCCCGGCCTGCGCGACCCGGCGGTCGGCACCGACGGCTATCTGGAGCCGGGCGCGGCGCGGCGCGCGTTCAGCCTGGCCTGGGGCTGGGAGGGCGGCGCGTCGAGCGACGGCGGCGGCGGGGCGTTCCACGCCATCTACACCGTGACCAACGGCGTCCTCGACAACCGCGTCACCCCGCCGGCCATGGACGCCGTCGCCAGCGCGCTGGCCCGCTACGACCGCGAGGCCAACGGCGGCTTCTACGTCGTGTCCGGCCTGACCGCCGCCTATCTGGAGACGAGCAACGGGGAGCATGTGTTCTCCCTGGCCGAGGGGCGGGCCAACATCAACGGCTACAAGGTGGAGCGCGTCCACGGCGCCCGCCTGCGCTACCCGGTGGATCCGGACCTGCAGACCGTGGAATCGGAACCGCACGTCTTTACCAACGCCGGCGGCGGGTCGATGCGGATCACGCTCAACCGCGGGCCGCTGTCGGTCGTGCGCGACGTGAAGGTGACGAAGGAGAAGACGGTCACCGTCACCCACGGTGCCTACACCGGCTCGGTGGACACCCTGCCGGACAGCAGCGTGGTCCAGGTCGTGTCGGTGACCCAGGCCGGCACCACCTACGCGCTGGGCACCAGCTACACGGTGTCGGGCGACGAGATCGACTGGAGCCCCGGCGGGGCGGAGCCGGCGCCCGGCAGCACCTACACCGTGACCTACCGCTACATCGACAGCGCCGTTTGGAGCGCCGCCGACGACGACGGCTTCACGGTGTCGGGCGTGGTGAACGGCACCACCGTCTACGTGGACTACGCCTGGAAGATGCCGCGCGTGGATCTGCTGGCGATGAACCAGAACGGCGAGCTATCTCGGCTGAAGGGCGTGTCCCGCACCCGCCAGCCCTCGGCGCCCATCGCCCCGTCCGACGCCCTGGCGCTGGCGACCGTCACCCACGACTGGCGGGCCGCCAACAGGCCGGTGGTCGGCAACATCGCCGTGCGCGCCATTCCGGTCTCCGACATCGAGGACATGCGCGGCCAGATCATGGAGTTGTACGGCCTGTGGGCCACCTCCAACCTGCGCACCGACGCCAGCATTCGCGAGGCCGGCGCCAAGAAGGGCGTCTTCGTCGATCCCTTCGTGGACGGCAGCGGCCGGGACGCGGGCGTGGTGCAGTCGGCGGCCATCGTCGGCGAGATGCTGACCCTGCCCATCGGGGTCAACGGCATCTACACCTCGGCCTCGGGCTTCACCACGCTGGACTACGCGCTGGTGCCGGTGCTGGAGCAGATCCAGCGCACCGGCTCGATGAAGGTGAACCCGTATCAGGCGTTCGAGCCGGTGCCGGCGAGGATCACCCTGTCGCCGTCGGTCGACGAATGGACCGTGACCAACACGGTGTTCACCGACGATGTCACCGAGCGTTTTGTCATGACCGGCCATTTCGTGCCGGGCGTGTCGCGCGTCGTCTCCACCCGGTCGGAGCTGTCCGACGCCTTCGTGTCCACCAGCGCCGCGTCGGCGCAGTTCCTGCGCCAGTTGACCGTCCAGTACACGGCGGAGAACTTCGACCCGACCGAGGCGCTCGACTACGTCAAGTTCGACGGCATCGACGTGACGCCGGGCGTCCGCCCGGTCGCCAACGCGCTGGGCGTGCTGAACGGTTCCTTCGCCATCCCGGCCGGCATCCCCGAGGGCTCCAAGCGCGTGGAACTGCGCGGGCGGAACGGCAGCTACGGCGTGACCAGCTACGTCGGGCGCGGCGTCATCACCACGGAGACGCGCCGGCGGATCGTCACCATCTTCGAGGACCACACCGATCCGCTGGCCCAGACCTTCGTCCTGCCCGACACTCGCGTGCTGCACGCGGTGGATCTGTGGTTCACGGTGAAGGGCGGGCCGTCGCCGGTCATCGTGCAGATCCGCGAGACGGAGAACGGTGTCCCCACCCGCACCGTGCTGACCGAGGGCCGCGTCGCGGCCTCGGCCATCGTCACGGGCGGCGGGCACACCCGCGTCACCTTCGACCCCTTCGTCGCCCAGGGCGGCCAGGACTACGCGCTGGTGATCCTGACCGACGACGCCGACCACGCGGTGGCGGTGGCGGAGCTCGGCAAATACGACCCGGTCAACGGCTGGGTCACGCGCCAGCCCTACCAGATCGGCGTCCTGCTCTCCTCCAGCAACGCCGTCACCTGGACCCCGCACCAGGAGAAGGACCTGACCTTCCGCCTGTTGGCGGCCGAGTATTCGAGCACCCCCAAGGAGATCACGCTCGGCACCTACGGCGTCACCGCCGTGTCGGACATGATCGCGCTGGCGGCGGTGGAGCGCCCGGCGGCCAGCACGGACGTGGAGTTCGTGGTGGTCGACGCCTCGGGCCGCATCCACACCCTGACGGAGATGCAGCCGCTGAACCTGTCGGATTCCATCACCGGCACCGTGACCGTCAAGGCCCGGCTGACCGGCGGCGGCAGCGTCTCCCCGGTGCTGTACCCGGCGGCCAAGACGGCGATGGGCAAGCTGGAGGTGACGGCGGACTACGTGTCGCGGCGCTTCCCGGCGGGCACCAGCTTCGCGCTGACCGTGGCGCTGGAATGCATCCTGCCCGGCACGGCCACCGTCGCCGTCTACGCGGAGAGCGCCACCACCGGCAACTGGGTGGCGGTGCCGTTTTCCAGCGGCAGCCCGGTCGGCGACGGCTGGGAGGAGCGGGTGTTCAAGGCCACCGGCCTGACGGGCGTCGGCACCGACAAGACCACCCGCCTGCGGCTCGTGCTGAACGGCTCGCCAGCCAACCGCCCCTACGTGCGCAAGCTGACGGGCATCGCCCTGTAAGGATGACAGACATGGTTCTTCACGACGACCGGACGGGGAGGGGCTATCCCCTCCCGCATCCCGACAATCTTCTGGAAGACGACGTCCAGCGCCTTCGTGATGCGATCGACGGGCTCGACCGGGACGCGACCGCGCTGGAGGAGCGGGCGGATTTTGCCGATGCAGCGCTGGCCGGGTTGGAGGCCGGCAAGGCGGACACGGCTTTGTCCAACGTTCCGGCGGCCGCCTTCCAGGCGAAGGCCGCCGCACTTGGTCTGGCTCTGCCTGCGGTGACGGCTGGCGACGCGGGGAAGTCGCTGGTCGTGAACCCGGAGGGGACCGGCTATGTGGTGGGGGCACCAGCCTCCACGATTCAGCAGACGGGGCCGCTCTACGCGCCGGGCGGGGCTGGCTTCAACTTAGCGGGCAAGTCGGTGCTGGCGGCCTACGAGCAGATCGCCGGGCAGACCTTCGGGTTGGATTACAACACGCGCGCCAGCTACGCCGAGCAGGACGGCGTCAACGGCACCGACGCGGTTGGAGGGGCGTTTGCCCTGCACAACATGGCGGGTGCGGTGATCGACGCCAACACGAAGCTGCTGATCCATGCGGATGGGGTGAACGGCTCGACCGAGATCATCGACGAGCGTGGGATCACGCCGTTCGGGACGCATTGTGCTTATATCCCCAAAGATGCGCAGTTCTTGGTTCCAAAATCATACAAGCTCTGCTTTGGGGCATCACAGAACTTCACCATGGAAGCTTGGGTTCGTTTGAGCCCCCAAGCGTCGGGAGTTGGGGATTGTCATATTGTTGACTGTTCAGACAACACCGCAGACAACGAGCCCCGTCTGCGCATGGGCTACATCGTTGCGCAGAACAAATTCTACTTTACTGCAAACGGCAATGGTGTTGCCGCAAATGTAACTTCGGCTTACGACACATGGCACCATGTCGCCTTCGTCCGGTACAACGGCGTCATGACGCTATATGTGAATGGTGTAGCGGTAGGGTTTTCCAACGCTGCCGTCACGTTTGAGGCCGCGCGCATGCTTATCGGGCAGAAGTCCACCTCCAGCGCTCACGGGCTGGATGGCTGGATGGATCAGTTCCGTGTTTCCAAGTCGGCGCGCTATACCGGCAACTTCACACCATCAACTGTCGAGTTTGTGACTGATCTCGACACCGTCCACCTGTTCCAGTTCAACGATGGGCACGGCAGCCAGTTCATCCGCGACAGCGCCGAGAGCGGGCACCCCGTCTTTCTCGGAAGCAACTCCTCGGTGTCGAACACGCGCGCCAAGTTTGGCTCGACGTCCCTGGTCGGCAACGCTCAGATTG